GGCCACAAACCGTCCTGGTTCCACAATTGGCACACAGGATTCAGAGTGAAGAGTTATCCACTGACTCTCTGTATGATTAAAGGCATGATCGTAGAGAGCAAGAAGAGCCTGTGCATGGAACTGCCAGGAGGTTGGTAAGGAGACAGGGATCAGGGTTGCGCGAAGCCAGTCCGATTTGATATCTGCTGGGTTTGAGCAATGCGTTGCAATTGAATACTTGAATCCCAGTGCATCTAGACCACTAAACCAGGTCTGCCATAGAGCCTCCTTTACAAGATCCCGTGTTACAAGAAAGCAAAAGGTAGCCATTCTCCTAGGAAGCCCAGATAGAATACGCTAGTCATCCAAACGTATTTTCCCCGCAATAGGTCATGTACAAAAAACCATCATCATCACAATGTTGCCCATAGAGTTCCCGCATTAGAGAACCAGTGGTCGGAAGAGAATTATTACAGAACACAAACAGAGCCTTTTCCGATGGCAGGGTAATCCGTTTTCGTATTACAAAGATAAATTGCCCCATCGTGAGTTCAGGAGGAACAAGAAATTTTTGCTTATCGATGGGGGGAAGCAGCTTATCTTTGGCTGCTCGTTCCACTATGACGGGGATGCGACCGGGAAATTTCTCTCGAATGCGATAGGCTTCTGCCGAGCGTATCTCAAACGAGTGTTTCGCCTTGAACTCCATCTGTTCAGGTCCACGAGAAATGATCAAAGGTCGGCCCGAAAGGTCGTTCAAGACCCGGGACATAGCCGTAATAAGGATCCTTCTCTTCTCTGTATTTTCCGTCGTGATCCCTATGACGCTCCCAGCTTCCTCCTTCCGCAGATCCCCTAGGAGGGAAAAAGGGATCTATCATATCCTTGCGATTATGGCCGCCTTCCCCCGGATATTTGAATTCTATCTCAACGGTATCTCGCTTAGGATCCAAGATCTCTTCCTTTACGATGACTTCGCGTTCTTCGCCGCGTCTCTTGGGGATTAGTTCTGTTACTTCCCACTGGTTGGGGCCCACCTTGACGACTACAGGATCGAAATTAGGATCATTCTCGTAGGCCTTGGACACCATCTTTGCAATCTTCTTTTCTTCACGACTAATTTTGCAGTCCTTGTCGGGTTCATCCTCGATGACTTCACCGAAGCGCGCAGCAGCTTCACGTGAAGATTCTCCGTAACGGGCATCTGCATCCGATGTCAAGTCACCCGTGGCAGTGAAGCCTTCTACAAGGCCCCGATAGCTATCCTTCCGATCCTCCGATGTAATGGGCTTGTTCACTTGATCAAAGGCCCGGGCTGTTACAATTTTATTAAAATTCTGTCGCGGTATAATCATTTCATCACCGCGCTCAATACCAAAGATCCGTGAAAATTCATAATCATCCACTTTATTGATAGGCGTCTTGGCCCATGTTTCCTCGGGCCCCCGCATAGGCCGATCGGGGCTGACGATCACTTCCATCTCCCGTGCACCCGTAAGAATGGGGAGCGGACAGGTCTGGAGCAGTCCGGAGGAGTTCCACCACTGTTGAAATCCATTCATATCTGGAAACGTTCGCCCTGAAGGATGGATAACGAGAGTCCCGTCCCGCTTCCGATGAATCTCTTTGGGGCAGGGGGTGGGTGAGAATGGCGATGCATAGAGAACAATATAAATTACAAGTACAAGGGCTGCAAGACCCACGAATATCCCGACCACAATCGTTGGATCGATTGTCTGCATCTCTATCCTGAGTCAATGATTTTCAGTGCTGATAATAGGATGGTAGCTGCGCAGACTCGTAGAAGAAATAAGATGGGCCGTTTTACTAAAACGTCATCCCAGCATAGTTCACCTAGCCGTGTAATGCATTTAACTTCTTCAAAGGACTATCGGACAGTCGAGGGCCTCATTGGTCGTGGACCCCGTGTCATTATGCTTATCTACTCTACAACGTGCCCCCACTGTGTATCCTATATGCCGATCTGGGAGAAACTCTGTAAGATCAAGGACAAGAAGGCACACATGGTCAGTATGGAGCACAGTGTATACTCGGAAACTCCGATGGCTGCCAAGAAGTCGGTATCGGGGGTCCCGACGGTACTGTTTGTAGATCCGAAAGGCTCTATCCACGAGGAATCCAATATCCGGGATGAGACGAATATGACAAATGCTATCACTTCTCCTAATTTGTCGAATGCAGGAACCAATACAACAGAAACTTCAGAAGCATCAGAAGCAACAGAGGATCCTCAGGAGTTGGAAATGCTTCGGACAAGTGATGAAGAGCCACGCGGACAAAAAGCTGTTGTGAATCGTGTTGCTACACCCTATCCTGAATCGCGCGTTAAAACAACCAGTGAGGAAAACCCTCTGGCTCCTCTTCCAGCAACTCCGATTCATACAGAACCTATGTCGGGCGGCGGTCAGAGAGGCGGGGATCCTTGGTCAGCCTTTGTTGCCGTGGCTCGACAGGCCGCCCCTGCCGCTGCGCTTCTCGCCGCCTACGGTATGCTTCCCAAGAGATCCTCCGGTCTTCCTTCTGGTTATCGCAGACGCACGAAGAGAAATAGAAGTCGATCCAGATCAAGGCAATAGAAAAAGAAGGAGTAAGTAGATGGCGGCTGCGGTCGCAATACCTGACTATGGTCTTTTCTCACCAGAAATTAGGATAGGTACTACTATACGTGATGGTAATACGTATTTCTATACTCTATGGATTCGTCCGTTTCATTTACCAGAAGAAATTCAATCTACAGTCATTTATACTGTGGGAGAGCGTGATAGAGGAGGCAGAACATGTTTGGACATTTCGTTTGAGGATGTAACATTAAATATTCAGAATGATAGAGTACATGTATATGGTATAGTTGAAAATATTACAGTTGAAGATTATGGTGGAAGTGATATAGCAACTGGTTCTTTGCAGTATACAGACTGGACAGATGGGGAGAAGTTATGGATGAATGATCTATGTCGAGTTAAAACAGCCGATCGTCCAGCACCAAGTACAATAAAAATTTTAATTGAATTATTTGAAGAGATTGCAAAGGGTAAAGGTATTACTAGTCTACATCTATTTGTAGATCCACATGATTCTGAGCATCATAAACACGATGTGCTTGTCAAAAGATACAGAGACATTTATGGATTTACTAGATTTGTCCCAGTAAGACCTGATGAAGCAGTTAAAGATTATATATTTATGGAAAAGTCACTAGTTCCAGGCGCAGCTGCGGCTGCGGCTGCGGCTGCGGCTGGAAAGGGAGGCGCCGGTCGTGGCGGTGGCGGTGGCGCAGCTCCGCGCATATTCATCACCCAAACCCGCAGCCAAAAGGTGGCGGCTGCTGCGGCTGCTGCGGCTGCAAAGGGAGGTGGTGGCCGTACAACCAGACGGCCCCATAAAAGAAATAGAACAACACTGAGAGCAAGTAGAAATACAGATAGAACAGCAAGTCAGAAGAACTGAAAACTTGACCCGCCGCCTTCGGCCACCGAGTCCCAGTATGACAACTTCATCACTGCAATTTCAACTGCTAGGCGCCACCACAAAGGATGTGAAGGGCGCCTATCAAATTACACTCTTTGGTTCCAATGACAAGGGTCAGAGTGTCAGCCTCAATGTAACCGGCTTCGAGCCGTTCTTCTTTATTGAACTTCCCGAGACCTGGACCGCCACCTCCATTGCCGCCTATCAGCGCTATCTCACCAAGGAACTCAAAGAGGAGGAAGTTCGCACCGTCTCTTTTAGCATCGAAAAACACAAGTCCTTCTGGGATTTCAACGATAATCGCGAAGATCGCTTTCTGCGTGTTCAAACTGAATCAAAGAAGATGTGGACCAAGCTGCGGGATCTGTGCCAAGACAAGGTAACAGCTCTCCCAATCCCGCTTCCAAGTCCCTTCGACGTCACGCTCCGCGTCTTTGAGGCCAACATTGATCCCCTGCTACGATTCTTTCATATCCGTGAAATCAAACCAGCCGGTTGGGTCACTGTCGCGGCCGATGAATGGGAAGATGACGAGGAATCGGTCACCACTACCGTTATTCAGGCCACCACCTCCGTAGAAAACGTTCTTCCGGCATCAGATCCCGTGCAGCTGACGGTCGCTCCTCTCAAGATGATGTCGTGGGATATTGAGTGTACGAGCAGTCATGGTGATTTCCCTCTGGCCATCAAAACATGGAGAAAACCTGCCCGTGAGCTCATAGAAGCGGGTATTGTTACATGGGCCGATGCGTGGCCTGTGATCCTGACTGCCATTACTGACAAAAGGGCGGCTATTAACCGTATTTATCTATCAGGAACGGCTCCTGCAGAGATGATCGCGGCTGCGACCGCAGCACAAAAGGGATGGCCCAAGGATCTGGGCGGTGAGGATGCCATCGACCGGCTCGAGGCCTTCCTCACCAAGACGCTGCCACCTCCTGACGGCGATCCCATCATTCAGATCGGTTCGGTCGTCTATGTGAATTCAAAGCCGGTGCGCAAGGATATCTTTGTTCTGGGTACCTGCACCAAGGTTGCCGGGCCCTCAGGGGGTGAGTATCCCGTCTATACTCATCCTGTCACAACGGAACACGCCCTTATTCGAGGCTGGTGCAAACTCATCGAAGAGCTCGATCCCGACTGCATGATTGGCTATAACATCTTCGGCTTTGACGACAAATACCTCTGGGATCGGGCCACGGTCAACAAGTGCAACGGCGCTCTTCGTGCCTTTTCCAGAACAACTGACAAAGGAGTGCGACTTCAAGAAAAGTTCTTAAGTTCCTCCGCCATGGGTGACAATACCTTCTATGTCATCACGGGAGAAGGCCGACTTCATATTGACCTCCTAGCCTATGTACGCCGTAACTCCGTGTTAGATTCCTACAGCCTGGATAACGTAACAGCTACCTTCATGTCGGGCAGCGTGGCCAAGCCTCCCTCTCAAAATGAAAAGGATCCTACTCTATGGACTATCCCCACCAAGTCCACAAAGGGAACCATTCCTGGCCGCTACGTAGTCCTTATGGACGAAGAGAATGACGTCATTGGCGAAAAAATGGAAGTCATTTCGGTGGAGCCCAAGGCGCTACTCGTCCGCATCGCCGACAGTGGTGCAGCCCTGAAAGAGCATGGTCCCCCTGCCGTGCGCTGGTCGCAGTCCAAGGACGATGTCAGCCCCAAAGACATCTTTGCCTTGCATGGCAAAGGCCCGGCCGATAGAGCCAAGGTAGCCAAGTACTGTATACAGGACTGCGATCTAGTGATGGAGCTCTTCCAAAAACTAGAGGTTTTCAACAACTCGGTGGCGATGGCGAATGTTTGTTGGGTACCTGTCGAGTTTATCTTTACACGGGGCCAGGGTATCAAGTCGGAATCACTGGTCTTCTACGAATGCCGTAAGGAGGATCGGCTGATCCCTGTTCTTCCTGCACCGCCTCCCCGCGAGGCCGCCGCACAAGATGAGACGAGTCCCTTAGCCGAGATTCCTGAAGTCATCGTGACCAAGAACAATGATGACATTGAGGGCTATGAGGGGGCCATTGTGTTAGATCCTATCACGGGTATCTACTTTGATGATGAGCCTGTGGCAGCGCTCGACTTCAGCTCTCTGTATCCCTCCTCCGAAATCAGTGAGAACATGAGTCACGATTCAGTGGTATCCGTTAAGGACTATGATCTCGCCGGTGGCTTTGTAGCTGTTAAAGAAGGCTCGGATCGGTATGACAATCTTCCCACCTGGGACTATCTTAATGTAGAGTACGATATACTCAAGCCGGATCCTGCCGATACACGAAAGCATCCCGAGCTGAAGAAGGCAGGGCGGCGAGTCGTGCGATTTGCGCAACACCGTGATCCCACCAAGAAATCAACCCTGCCCAAGATTCTCATGAAGTTGCTGGGTCAACGCAAGGCTGTAAGGAAACAGGCAGAGAAGGAGACGGATGAATTCCGTAAAGCCTTGTTGGATGCTTTGCAGTTGGCCTACAAGCTAACGGCCAACTCTCTGTACGGGCAGATGGGCTCGAATACCTCCAAGATTCGCCGGAAGTGTATTGCGGCATCTACCACAGCGCATGGACGCGATCAGATTATGTACAGCAAGGCTTGTATTGAGAAGGCCTACGGGCCCGAGTCAGGGGATCCACGATGCGAGGCTATCTGTGTGTACGGAGATACCGATTCTCTGTTTATTTCCTTCAGACCCCGAGATCCTGTTACAGGAGTCCGACTGACAGGCAGAGCTGCACAGGAAGCTGCCAAAGAGTTGGCGGAAGAGGCAGGGCATGCCATCTCAGGAGCCCTGAAGCCTCCCCACGATTTCGAGTTTGACAAGATGTTCCGCTGCTTCTGCCTACTCTCTAAGAAACGGTACGTTGGCGATATGACAGAGGGTGGCCTGGAGGACTCCGATTACCATCGCAAGTCCATGGGGATTGTGATGAAGCGGCGAGACAATGCACCGATTGTAAAGTATGTCTATGGCGGAGCCATTGAGCTCATTCTGGCACAGCGAAATATAGAAGCAGCCTTCCACTTTGTGCGGAAGGCGGCTACAGAACTCTTGGCAGGTGCCTTTTCCCTAAAGCGACTCACTATCACCAAGTCACTGAAGGCAGAATACAAACTGGTTCCAGCTCACAAAGTGTTGGCGGATCGTATTGGAAAGCGAGATCCCGGTAACAAACCAGCCTCAAATGATCGGATTCCCTATGCCTATGCTATGAGACCTGATGGAAAGCCGTGGCCAAAGACGGCTCAACAGGGAGAACGTATTGAGATGCCGTCGTATATTACGGAAAAGGGGCTCAAACCAGACTATATATTCTACATTACAAATCAGATTGCAAAACCGGTAGCGCAGGTCTTTGCACTTGTATTGGAGCGTCTGCCAGGTATTAAGACGCAGCAATTGACTACCGCGGCTCGAGCCAAGGATCCGGTGGCAGCCCGTGAGAAGTTGGCGGAGGAGCTCCTCTTTGGTGATCTACTGCGCAAGGCGCAGGGGCAAACAGATTTACGGTCTTTCTTTGGAGCAATATAGTCAATATATAGTAGATGAAATTATTAGTTATACTATGTTCTCATGAATTTAATATAAACTGCTCTAATAATATAATAATTTTAAATGATTTTATGAAAAAATTAGATATAGAAGTAAATTATTGTGGAATATCAAATCAAGATGATTTTGGCAATTATGAAACTATTATAAATTTTAAATATAAGATAATTAATCCTAAATATCAATTAAGCAAACTGTGTGATTTTATTACTGATAATAAATCGGAACTAGACTATGACTGGTATTTCAAAATTAGACCAGATGTAAAGTTATTAGAAAACATTAATGTTGATATCTTATCAGATAATGCGATTAATGCAAGAGCAAGAGTCTATAATGGGCCCCGGAAAATTAGATATGGCCTAAGTACCGGTGGGATTGGAATGTGGTCAGGTATAAGAAATATTCATTTTTCACCTAGTGAACATGATATTATTTTAGATGATCAGCTCTTTATTTTTCATAAAAAAATTATAGATAAAGGTGGATTTGATAAAATAGGAGAAATATCGGGATGGTGGGGTAATCGTGAAAATGAATGGGGTCATACACAAATATATAATAAACGTAACATTCCTCTATATGTAATTGGCTTATATGTAGAATTTACTAAAAATAATACATTCTCGGGTGATATATAATTATTAAATTATTGCCTTACAAAAAGTGTAATCGCTGCATATTCCCGCAATTTTGGAATAATCAATTGCCATTTCGGGTACACGCTCTGGCATAACAAGGATGCTCTGCGATCCTGCCTGGAATCCTGGGTAGCACCAGATATAACTATTGGAGGTCAGTGTGGCAGGATCCGTATCATGTGAGAAAAAATGGGCACCTGGCTTCTTTTCTGTCATATAAGCCAACATGTCCAGATTTTTGCAGTGAATCCAGGCTTTAGAGTTCTCAAGAAGGCTGCAATCCTCTAATGGAGTTTCTGGTTTATCATGGCCGAGCCAGAAGGCCCCCTCTTGAAGCCAGATATCTACTTCGATATCCCAGCCCTCTTGAAGCCGGATCTTCAAGAGAGACTCGTTATTTTCCAAGGCTCGATCCGGCCCTTCCTTAAGACCTCTATGCAAAATCCACAGAGGTGGTTTGGCGGCCCACTGCGCTTTGACAATACGATCAGCTGCCCTTTGAGCCCAGGTTCCATAACCAAATTCCCATATGGAGGGTCGCATTGTTGCAAGAGAAACATCCTTGTATCGCAGAACTAACTGGTCTAAGAGAGCAAGAGCAGCAGCAGAAGGCTCCCGTGTAAAACGGAAGAGGGTAGAATGAAAAATATCCTGTGGATGAGGTTCGACCATTTCTCCTAAACAGGCCATCCGGAGTGTGTCGCGGAGCCCATTCACATCGTAGTTTGGGTAGCCATTCAGAAAAAGTCCAAAGCGAGTTCGACTAATGCCGCGGAATTGAATATGAATCGGCGGATGGCTGTCAAGGATCTTTTTGCACTTGTCGACAAGTTGTGGATCATTGTATATTTTCTGATTTGGATCAACTGGAAATGTCTGAAATTGGAGAAGTGTCCAATGAAGCTCTGCAGTCAATCCAGAGGGTTCAAAGATAAGACCTTCGCAACGCAAATCCTGAAGATCTTTAAAGAGTTGAGGAACCTGAATATTCCAGTCCCCCATTGTCCAGAGAGCACGTGTATAGAGATTTGACCTAGCAGCATCTGGCTGAGCCTGGGGTTTCTTGTTTCGCTGATCAATCTCCCCGTACAATTTCTGGAGAGCCATCCTATTCATCTGTGTCTTTCCAACTAGCTAAAAATAACTCATAGTCTTTTGGTACTCCAAGCCCCCACATCTTAAAACATTCAAGAACTCGAATTGTCTTCCCTGCCTTAATGGCTTCATTATAGACGGGACAAACATAGAATTCATTATTTACTCGGATATTCTGCTGAATCATGGACTCCGTAAAAGCAACAAAATCCGAACCACGACTCCATCCATAAATTCCAGTAGAGGCATTGCTGCTAATATACTTCTTTTCAGCAACCTCCATAACACGCTGATTTGCATCCGTCTTTGCATAGGACCACTTGATATCAGAGGGATCCAGCTGAGAGAAGGTTGAAATAATTCCATCAATGGATGGATGAAGAATACTGTAATAGAGAGCATCACTATCCCATTCAAGATGCTGATCTGAATTGGCAATGACAAGTGGATTTGATGTATTGATAATATCTTTAATCGCAAGAACTGTACAGGCCGGACCCTCGGTTAGGCAGGGCAGCGTATGAAGATGAAACCCTTCTGTCTGCTGAAAAAGAGACCTATGTTCTTCACGAACAATGATATGGGTGTGCACTTTGGCGCGTAGGACAGGATCACGGGGCAGCATATTCTCTATCACCCATTTATACATCTCCTTCCCACAAATAGGCAGAAAGGGTTTCGGTGTTGTGTAGCCCTCTTTCTCAAAGCGACTCCCAAGACCCCCCATTGGAATAACCAAATTGATTGCAGGGGGTGCATTCTCCGGAATACGAGACTTGGATTCTAAACAACTCTTTAGAAATTCAATCGTAATATCGCTGGAGTTTGTAATAGGAATAACAGTACAACCCGCAGCTCTCGCTGCTGCTTTCCCTACAACACTATCTTCAAAGACAAGACACTCTGAAGGAGAGACACCAAAATGAGCAGCAGCTGTCAAATAAATTTCAGGATTAGGCTTTGATGCAGAAACATCTTCATTACTCAAAATAAGATCAAATTGATCAAGAATATCGAGCTTTGTGAGGGCTAGATGGATTGTATTCCGGATACTATTACTGCAACAGGCCATACGGTGCCCCTGCGCCTTGAGCCATCGAATCGTTTCTGTTACTGTAACAAGTCCAGGAAAGTTCGCAATTAATTGTTCGGTCATGGCCTGTTTAAGAGCAGAAACTGCTGATATAGAAGCATCTGTCTTAAGAATCTGATTACAGAGTATAACTTTGTCCTTCGTCGGTCGTGCCTCCAGATGAAGTGCATGAAATCCAATATCAATCGGAGATTCAGGGCTAATGCGATTCCAGGCTGTCAGATAGGCATCTCGGTGCAATTCTTTTAGATCTATGAGGACACCGTCTAGATCAAAGAGAAGATGCATACTATTTACTATGATTTATAAATATTAGTATCAAAAAGTCCGCAAAGGGAGAAGAGGTGATACTTCCATAATTTTATCAAATCTATATACAGATGAATATATATATATCTATTGGCGCACAATGTACCACACCTACATTATTTGATAGTTTGGGTGTTAAAAAGGAATCATTACCATTTGATTGGATGTTTTCAACCCCGGAATTTGTGTATACAATACTCAGACTGTTATTGATTGAAAAGAAAGAGATAGATGATATTATAGATAATCATTTTTTCTTATGTGATAAAAAGGCAGCATTGCAGTGTGTCGAACATCATGTATTGAATGATACCGGGCCAGTATTGGTTAATTCAAAATATAATGTATGTTTTCCACATGATACATTATCTGATAGAGATAAATATATGAGAAGAATGGCGCGATTAAAACAAATAATATTAGATACAGATACTTTTATTCATTTTGTATATATATCTGTTTCATCGCCAACAAATGGAAATTATACAATAAATGGTTTTGCGCCAATAAAAGATCTTTATGAATATATTGAAAAAATAAATAATATTCTTCTCACTATAAGAACTAACTATCAAATTTCTATTTTTGATACTAATAAACCTTCTGCTGTAAAATCTTCTGATATTACGCATATTGCGTATTATGATATAAAAATGAGAGCATATTGGCACGAATTATTGCCAGAATTAATTGATAAATGTAATAATTTAATAAATACTAAATTATGGCATAAATAATAGTTTCCCCGCATCTATTTTCTAAAGATAGGACATTTTGATTTATCATCAGAAAACACTAGATATGGTATGATAATAGGTGCATAAGGACCCATTACCATTCCCTGAAGCCCACTCATGAAAATGATATCGGGGCGACCCTTGTGAGCAAAGGTACCGTGGATTGATCCAGTAGCCCATCCTACTAGAGTTGATCCTATGATGTAGGCTGCGAGGGGATTCATTTTATTCTCTCTGAAGGTTTTCTGTTTAGATAACAGTTAGCTCTTGCTAACTGGTTCGTAATGCCCACCATTCCACGAGATGGTGAGTGTTAAGGTCATGGTTCCTGACAGAGGCAAAAATTCCATGTCTTTTTGACCGCGATTTCGTAAGTTCTTCACTACAATCCGCGCTGAATATAATACGGCACAGGCCTGAATCTCAATCGCGCCACCCCATGTCTGAGGCTTCCTCATCCTTGCAATGTAGGGCCCTGCAGCTAATCCTGATTCCATAGCTAACACATCAGCTGTTGCCATTCCATCCATAATCGGCGATCCCGCCTCCAAGTAATTGCAGATTTCTTGGCGGAGAGCTTGAGGATCTTTTGATAAGAGACGCCCGAGGCTATTGAATAGGCAGCTCATTCCCTACTAGGGTATAGAAATTAAATATGGGTACTGGGACCAAGGGTGAATCTTAACAGATACCTCCGCGCCATCAACGCAAAGGTGCTCTTTTCAGAAACCTTCACGGGTGCTGGGGCCAAGGGTCGCAAAGGTGAATCTTAACAGATACCTCAGCGCCATCGGCGCAAAGGTGAACCTAAACACCCACCCCCTATTAAAGTAACATGACAACCGTACATCAACGTGGCTTAGGCAATCTTGCCAATAACTGCTACTTGAACTGTGCCTTCCAAGCTCTTCGCCATGTCCGCCCCTTTGCGGAACTCTTTAAAGGAACCACTTGGTCCACCTATAGCCGCCCCGAGAGACGCGGCTATGCTCTTGCCAACCAAACAGCCTCTCTCATGAAGGCTATTTGGGCCGAAGAGCCCGATCCCAGCCCCCGCCATATGCTGATTCCCTCTGATTTCGTCCGCGCCTTTGTCACTTATGCACAGAAATGCGGAATTGATGAGATTCAGTTTGGCCGCCAAGCCGATGCAGCAGAAGCTCTTCAGCATCTATTGGATGGTCTCCATACACAAATCAGTCGGGAAGTCACAATGCGTGTTACTGGTTCACCGACCAAACCCGAACGCATTGAATACAAGCAGAGCGTTGAAAGCTGGGCCGCATTCTTTCACAAAGAATACTCCAAGATCCTCGATATCTTCTATGGTCAAACGAAGGCCACTCTGAGATGCACAAAGTGCAACCATACATCCACCACCTATGTTCCCTGGAGTACACTCAAGGTCGACATCCCTGGTGCAACCATTCCGGGTACACCGGCTCCCCCCCAGAAGGATTGCATCGCGGCCCACTTTGCACCGGAACTTCTTGATGGCTATCGGTGTGATGGATGCAGTGAGGCCGGATGCACTGAAAAGAGACAAACCATTAGCCGATTTCCACCCTATATGATTCTGATTAACAAGCGTTTTACCAACTCAATGCAGAAGGTACGGGCCCGGCTTCCGTATGAAGAGGCCGATATTGATTTCAGCGACTACATTGCCTGGCGCTCAGTACAGAAAGAGACAGCTGCACATTACCGGGTTGTTTCCACGATTGAACATCTGGGCGGCACAAGGGGTGGACATTACATTATGCGAACGCGCGATGACTATGTAGAAGGTGCCGAGCCTTCCTGGCTCATTTATGATGATTCGAAACACCATCCTTCTCCTATCGGGGGCGCGGCAACACCCGATACCTATGTCCTTATTCTAGAACGGCATGAAAAGGGATCTGCTATTCTGCCCCCTCCCGTGGACGAAGACAAAGGGTCCAAGGCCTAAATTAGCGACACAATGTAGATGAACGCGACTGGGTCAGCGCCAAATTTTGTCCGCAATTTTCCTCGTGGCGCGAATGCAGTGGCTAATGCAGTGACACCCCGGGTCAACATCAGCCCAAATGTAAAGACCAATAGCCCCGCTTTTGATTTCATCGGCCTGATGGCCAATGGTGGATGGATGGTCCTAGTCGTTCTTGTGTTAATTGTCGTAATCGCCATTTATTACCAGACAGTAGGCTATTATATTAATCTTGGTTGGGAAAAGCTGCAGTGGAGTCATGCGCGGGGGGAAGAGATTGAAATTAAAGTTCCGGGTGGGGATATCATGGCCACCCTGAGCCCGACCCCAGTGCCTTCTACAGATGATTCATCCACAACCTCTGCATCACCGTTCGCTTCACTAGAAGCGGGGCTGTCAAAGCTGGAATCTGATGTAGAATCCGCATTAGGGGTTGGTAGTGGTGGCTCATCCGGTCAGGTCTTTAATGTAGCGCGTAACGTCTACACTTTTCATGAGGCCGAACCTCTCTGCAAGGCATTTGGTGCGCAACTTGCAACCTATGACCAGGTGAAGGAGGCCCACAAGGCAGGGGCAGACTGGTGCAACTATGGCTGGGTAAAAGGGCAACTTGCAGTCTATCCTACCCAGGAATCGACGTATGAGAAGCTCCAGCACGGCCCCGAACATGAACGTATGTCCTGCGGCCGACCTGGTGTGAATGGTGGTTATTTCCCGAATGCGGATCAGCGCTTCGGTGTGAACTGCTACGGGCCCCGTCCTGCTGAATCAGCCCTTGATGAGCGCATCCAGATGGAGGAGAAGACCGACATTGCCTTTGATCGCGAGGTGAACAAGTACAAGGCAGAGCTCGACTCGATTGGTGTAAATCCATGGAATTCAAAGAGTTGGTCT